AAGATTATACTTACTTTAGTCTATTTATAAAAATCAGGTATTACTGCCGATCTTGAATCTCCAAGAAATCGTAATTGATTCGCCCGAACCTTTGTTAAATGGTGATGACAAAACAATTCGTGAGATAAGTATCGGAGTATCATCATTCGTATACAAACCCGCTTCTTGAATTGTGCCAGTCCCGACTCCGATCGGAAGTTGAGTGAGAAACTCACCAATATTTGTATTTGCAGATATTGAATCTATGTTCACTCGAACTGTCTCTGTTTCAAGAGATGTATCAGTCACAACTGGTGTAGTCGATCCACTACCAACCGCAATATCAGAGATTACTGACCCAACGATTGATGGATCCTCAATGATCTTCTTGACGAAGTAGTTCTTACCTGCGGAAGTGACCAGATTGTTTTTTTCGATAGTACGAGAATGATTGCCTTCTTTGTCGTACACATCGAATCTTACAATTCCTTGAACCGATATCTCTTCATTCATTTCAGACTGTCTACCTTTTCAAGTTTTGTAAGTATCTGATCAAGAGTCGATTCCACACGATCGAGGCGATCTCTCATATCCTGTTTTTCTTTTTTCTTTGCGACAAACGCGTTGTAACCGGTACGATCATTCGACACGATAGCATTGGAATAAAGATCGCGATCATAACCACTGTGATTTTCTACAGGTGCATATCTTTTGTTATTTGTAGGCATAACCGTATCAACCCTTGACCGTTATCACACGAAGATCACGAACCCTTGGTACACGTGCTTCGTTATTTGATCGAAGAACGATCTTGACCGCATAAACAATGAAATCTTCTGCAAAGTTTTTAGTAAAACTATACTCGTTAAATGAATCAAAATTTTCATTTGTTGGAACACCAAAGTCCGGAGTAAGTTCTTCCCAAACTTGATTCTCAAGAGTCGTTCCATCGCCGGAAGGACGAACCTTATAGAATACATCAATGGATGTACCGGGAGGACGGTTCGCATCAAAAAAGAGTCTGATCTCATTCGCCGGATTAACAAGTTCAACGGGTTTGGTAATGTACCTTGCCGCTGCCTCATCTGTTTCTGCAACTCCGTTCGTATCCTCTCGATTGTTGACGCGATTCTCTGTAGCAAGAAGTGAGAATCTCTTTACATCGATAAACGGAGACAGATTATCGACAGAACTTGTGAAAGAAGCTCTAAGAGAAACGGTCCCATCACCAGACTCAACTGATGTACGTGGAAAGGTAAGAATGTTGTCCTCACCGATAGTGATATCAATATATTCATTATCGGTTATCTTACCAACTTTGCTCGTACCTCTAAACTCCCAGTTAACAGTTGTCTTAGGAAGGTCGATCTCTTCTACAACCGGATGAATAACCGAGAATCCGACGTGTTGAGTCGCATTGATAGCAGCGCCACCAAGTGATGCATCTCTGTCGGCATTCGTGGTAACCTGCACATAATACGTATCAACATCGACCGGTTCACTTGATGGTCCTGTTGTTATCGTAAGATCGGTTTCAAAGATCTCAGATTCCGGTATACCAGCAAGTGCACCAGAGTTGGTTGCAGTGAACCTTACCATATCACCATTCACCATCGAATGATTTGGATGATCAACTTTGATATAGTTTGATCCGTTTGAAAAAGTAAAGGGATCAAGTGGAAGTGTCTCGATATAAGGATCCGCTTCGGTGCCCGAGTCATTTGACGAAACCGAATTCTCGAACACAAGTTGTCCGGTCACGTTTGTATTAAACTGAGCACGATTGATCTGAAACTTAAGATCCTCGAGCTGAGCCGGCGACCAAGTTCTGTTGTTCTGAGATTTAAACAACGATCCCATGAACGGTTGACGCGAAACTTGCTGTCCGGTCAACACATCCTCTTGTCCCATTACCGATTGCCAGACTGTCAATTCATCAGAATCGGTTAGGACAACAAAACAGTACTCGGTGTCTTCCTCAAGAAATACCGGCGACTCAAAGGTAAATCGAGTCGCAACTGAACTATCTGATGAACCAGTGATCTGAGATGCCGGCAAAGAAACTGAACCGTACGGTGCAATCTCTGGAGCAGGAAATCCATTGTCCATTGAACGAATCTGTACCGTTGCAGGAAATGTGTTATTCGCCGCTTCAGGCCCGAAGTAAAGGTCAACCGACGTGATGAACCCGCCCTCGGATAGCGGCATAATGAACGACTGAGCGAGAGGGTCACGTCCTCCTCGACCGCCGCCGTCCTCAACCGGTTGAGGACGCGGCGGCGGCGGAGGTCTACGAATTCTTACCGTCTGTGATTGCGAAAGACGATCAAGATCGACATCGACAATCGTCGTCGAGAGAAAGAACGTAGAAATATCTTCAAGAATGCCTTGAGCACTGTACGTCGCACTTGCACTCGTCGAGAATACGTCAAGACCATCCTTAAGTTCAAACACTCGAGTGCCCGTACGGAACCGATCATCACCGTCGTTAGGAATCTCAAACGTGCCAGAGATTGAACCAATGGCGTCTGTTGTAAGTGCATCACCAACGCTACCACCCGCCGGAGCACAAAATTCACTTACATCCACATCATCAAAGAAGGGAGTAAGTACTGTCGTTGGTTTAAATCCAGTACCACTGAATTCAATAACTCGTGATCGAATGAAAGGAATTGCGGAACGATTCACGACTCGATCACCAAGACGATCAATTTCTGTACTTTCCGTGCGCGTTGCTCGTGTGCCTGTGCGCGTACGAATCAGTCGGTTACCTCTCCAGAAACTTCTCCATGAACCCCAGACGGTTCCAAGACTGTTTTGATTCGCCTGAAATGCGTCGGTGAACTCTTCACCTCCGTCAAGTGTTGTGTCCGGAACCCGGCGTGTCGAGACCCATGAGTCGGATGATGGACTTATACTCAGTTCACCGTTCCATGAATACTTGATGAAAGGTTGGATTCTTTCAATTCTCGTTGCACGTTCTTGAGAAATCAAAGGAGTTTCTGTGTACGGAAGAGTTACAATCGTACCAGTCTTTTGAAAGTTAGACCCCGCACCATCATTAAAAAGAGGAATGGCCTTTGTTGAACCCTCGGGTCTTAACTCACCATTTTCAGGATCAACCGCTACCTGATAGGTGTCTTTTTTCGCGTCACCTACCTTATGTCCTGTAAACTGATCGACAAGAATACCCGTCTTAAACTTATCGACAAACTCTCGAGAGATCGCATCGCGTTCAACCAAGTTAAGAGATGTGAAGTACTCAAGATTATCGATTCTTTCCTCGAGTTTAGCGATATCTTTCATTCTGAATCGAGGATGTTTTACACTCTTAATTTCAACATCATTTCGATCAAAAGTATATGCGTTAACACGAATATTATACAATGTAATTGCATCGCTCAAATCACGAGGTTCAGTGGGGTCAAGGTTCGGTGTTCCCTTAACAGTAACGAACTCACCTACGCTTGTAAGACACACTTTGTCGTTTCGAGGAAGATAATAATCAAACTCAAGAATTGCTTCTGAGTCCGGACGATACGCGACTGGACTGTTTGAGAAATTACCCGAGTTGTCAATGATAGGCCTGAAGTCAATCGAGTTTGCAAGTCGATATTCTTCGCCCGATTCTGAAGTATATGTTGGAATATCTTCGTATGCAACTGATGAATACGAATCCGCAACAAAAAAGTCACCGACACCGTGATTGAAATAGTTGAAGGTTACCGTCAGCGCAACGGTCGGCGCAGAGAACCCCGGCTTAAGTCGAAGCTTCGAGATTCCATAAAAGTTATCGGTCTGACCGGTATCAAGTGTATAATAACGAGTGTAATCATTTGTGCCATCGGTAATCGATGTTACTTCATACACATCCGCCTTTTCAAGATCAATTGTTGATCCCGGTGTTGAACCAGTCGTGATGGTCGAACCGATAACCGGCGATTTTGATTTGATTGCGCCAGGAGACTTAAACATGACTGCCTGGACAGACACTTCATCACCATCATTTACACCGAGTCCTGCCAACTCGAGAGTTGCCGTCTTATTGTCTGTCGATACCGTAACACTATCTGGAGTATCGATATCACCGATCACATCAGCAGTTGTCGATCCACTTATGACGTTAGTAACATACACTAAAAAGTTCGTCGTTTCATCGCGAAACTGTTCTTCTGCTACTGGTGTTGTAATGGTTACAGTAGTTCCCGAAACCACCGAGTTGAACTTTTTATAAAAATTAAATGAAGAAGCAGTAACCGTGTCGACCTCCGAGAACGGAAGATCATAGATCGCGATATCGTCGGTCTGTTCCTGAAGAGTTGTCGATCCGTTTTCGATCGAAGCATTTGATATCTCTGCCGCAAAGGCCGGCGAAGTAACATCCGAATAGATCGTCTTGACACTGGAGATGGATTGACCACTATTAAGATTAAAGTTAAAGAGATGCAGACGTACGACCGTCTCACCTTCATTCGCTGACTCAACCGGATCAAAGTCTACGGCGCGAATTGTCGCCGTTCCGATCTGAGTCGATGGTTCATCTGGAACGTTATTCGTGAAAGAAAGACTCGAGTCTGAATACAGTTTTACTTCGGTGAAAAGATCGGGATGTCCAAACACCGTTTTGCCATGAAGATACTCACCCTGTTGCAGAGGAACGAGAGTTGAATCTGATGCTTCTGTTGTACGAGCTTTGTCTATATCAATTCGTGCAGTATTAGTTGTATTAATACGATAACCGCGAACATATGCGATTCCGGGTTCAAGCTCGAGTCTGAGTTTTTCTGCATCGAATGGATGAGTATCAACACCAATATTAAAACTCTTGACGACGTAATCACCCGATTCATCGAACGTTCGACGAGCAAGTGTATCACCAAGAACAGAGTACTCTGATTCTCTTACTTCTTCCGCAATTTCACCATCAACAATTCTTGCGATCTCAACATAGTTCTCGAGATTTGTCACATCATCACGAAGAACCAAAGTTGCATCGATCTTGAGTCTGTGTGCACCGGGCGCAGTCTCATTAAATGTACCCTGAGCATTATCGAGAAGCGACTCGTCTTGTTCCGGAGTAATGATATCATTTGATCTGAACAGGCCGACAGAAACATCTTCGGTGATATCTTCAATACCAAGATATTTACGAACCACGATCTGTTGTGAAGAAACAAGAACGAACTCGTCGTTCATAAAGTAAACACCACGATCAACTGACACCAGAGTGCTCTGACCAGTGTAGTCAGTATCGTCTTCGGTTGTAACAGTTTCGGTTGTTCCAACGCCGTCGTTTCGAGTAATCGTCAGTTGTTCGTTCTGCGCAAACTCTCCGCCCGTCGTATAGGTCAGATACAACGTGACAGGATCGGTGTTTTCTGCACGAGAAAGTGTTGTAATCGTCGCGGTGACACCAGAACCATTGGCGACCGTTGCACCCTCGTATACGGTATCATCGTCCTCAATGACCAGAGTGCCTTCCTGAATACGAATATGCGTAATATCACCATTTACCTTTACGGCGCCAGGAATGACAAGAGAACCGTTCTCAAACACATGATCGCCGAATCGTGCAACCTGTTCCTGTAGAATGGTCTGCAGTTGATTCAGTTCACGTGTCTGTACCGCAAATCCCGGGCGAAAGAGAATACGATGAAACTTCTTGTCCTCATCGTAGTCATCAAAGTATGGAGCACTATTGAAGGTTATAGGCATTCGAAATCATTCCTTAGTATTTCAGCGCAAACGTGACAAAGATTCTTTGATCATCGTTTCGAATAATAGGTTCGATATTATTTATATGGTACATTTCACCGGAATACTTTTCAACATCAGGAAGAATAAAGTCGGTAACAATTCCGGTGTTACCTGATGTAAGTCCTCGTATCTGTTCACCGATCTGAAACTCAACATCATCAGCACTGATATACGAATCGTCTATCGTCACTCTCAGTGTGTCGGTGTTGAATTTTGTCATATTGAGTCCGATCGTACCAGAAGTTTCACCAACAATCGTTTCATCATCAGTAAAACCACCGTTACTTGTATCGATCACAATTCTGTGCTTTGCATCAGCTGCTTGAATCGTGAGAGGAGTCCCCTCAAGTTCACCTGAAGAATCGTATGTATTTCCGCCGTCTGACTCAAGAAAACCATCCGATGACAAGGAATCATCAGAGTACTGAAGTGGATTTGATATCAGACCGAGTCGACGGAATTCTTCAAGTGAGATAATATCAAGTATGTCGGTCGGATCGATCTCAATAGAGATCAACGCATAGTGTGAGTACAACTGTTTAAGTTGATTCACGCCAAATCCACCCTCCGGAGAAAGAATGGGACGAATTTGCGCACCAGAACCATTTTCAGATACAATGATTGCTCGTGCCTTAAAGAAGTCATCACCTGTACGACCGATTCTCATCTCGGCGTTAATAATCTCTCCGTTCTCATTCGTCTCGGCGTATCCCTCGGCCGAACTCTGAACAATTGAAACGGATCCCTGTTGATAACCGCTTCCGGGTAAAATCACTGACACTGAGTCGATGTTACCGTTAAGATCGGTTGTTGCGATACCGTATGCATTTTGTACGGTACCGTTTGTTGTGACCTGACGAATCGCGACGGGAAACTCAACGCCAGGACCGTAGAAGTAACCGCCGCCAGTGTTCGTAAGACTGATTGATGCAATAGACCCTTGAATTACTGCAATCGATGCGGTCGCAGTAAACACCTGAGTTCCATTTCCTTCAATGAAAACGGGTAACTCATTAGTCTTACCAACGTTAGCGTCAGCTGGATAACCGGAACCACCGTTTTCAACTTTCAAGTGTTCTATCGTACCGGGAGATGCACTCTCGTTTATTTCATCGACCGGTTCGATTGGAATGTAATCATTAAGCAAAAACTTATTCAGAAGAGAAACCGACACGGTGGTCATGTATTTCCACTTATATCCATCGGGTTCTTCTACGACGTTTTCACTTCGATGATTTGGTTTAGATGTTGACGGTGCGCCACCATTATTGTCTATACAGAGATATAGATTATGTTCTGGTGTCGTAAAGACAAAAAAGTCTTCTTCCTCAAGATTAATCGAGTCGTCGTATTCACGATAAATCGTTCCAGACTCCCAAGGAATTCTACGAACACCGGGTACAATATCGTTATTATTGACGCGTCGCATGAGCATCATATCGTCGCGCGTATTTCTTTGTTCTCGTTGAGAAAGAATCGTCGACGGTGGATTCGTGTCATCGTCCCACGGCTGAGAACGTGCAACAAACGCATATAAGTTTGCATCACCAGACTTTACATAGTCGATGAATTCGTTGACGTTGCGAAAACTGAAGTTAGCCGTTGGATTTAGAAACATGTTCTATGATTCCTTATGCACCCGATGAGGATACTTCGGGTTCCATCGTGATGGTCCATTCGATCGCAAGAATGTCATCCGAACCCTTGTTGACTACCGGAAATGTCGTACGAGCCAACATGTCTCCCTGACCGGCAGTACCACTGTTAAAAAGTCCTGCCTCAACGATAGCTCCCGTTGACTCTCCTTCAAAGAAAGCTGAGTTGTGACGAATCGAATCGTTAATACCAGAACCAGAATCAACTATCTGAATCGATGTTAAATTCTTACGCGTACCAAGCATAGAACCAAGATCAGTGAACGATTCTGCATCAGTTGTGGTGTTGTCATCGCCGATTGCCATATGTGACATGATAGGTTTATCTGTTCCGACCATTCGACTAACGATAAACTCAAGACCAACATCAACAACAAGGTTATGAATATCGCGTTTATCTTTTTCATTTCCGAGTGCATCGGTAAGAATAATGTTCACATTGCCACGAGCTTTGGTAAACTCTTGTTTGAACGGTTTGCTCATGATTAGGAATTCCTCTTATGAGTTCGAATATGTTATTATTTATATCTTAAAATTAAAATGTTATTACATCAGCAAGAACATCATTACCAATGTATTGTTCAGCAAAGTACGTTTCTTCTGCGTAGTCCTGTATAAATCCAACCTGTTTGGATACGTAATCCGCAGAAAAATAATGTTCTGAAGTATAATCTTGAATTACTAGTAAACCAGAATCCGTATTGGATGCGGATTCGAAAATTCTTTTTGTAAATGATATGTCTTCTTGACTTAGTACACTTGTATCGTCGGTGCCAATCACACCGTCGCCAATTCTCTTGGTAAATGATTTTGCAACAAATTGTGATGCGATCGAAGAATCTTGTGGTATTATTTCTCTAACACTATTTGAGAGTATATCAACTTCTGCATCAAGTCTCTCGATTCGGTTAATGAGACCAAATGGTTTTGTACCTGCGGGATGAACATGTCTTTTAAGAGGATCGATCCATTCGTTGATCGGATACGCCGTGACAACCTCATATGAGAACTTCTGATAGAACTCGGAGTCCTGAAGAACGATTGCCTCAGACAGTTGACCACGAACACCGTCGTAGTAACCCGCCGATTCAACGATTGGTGCGAACTCAAGAGAGAAAGTTGCACCGATACCGTTAAGAGAGTCGACCTTAAAGTTAAGTGGTTCTGTAGGATCGGTCGGTGTTGTGATAATATTAGAGGTTTGAAGAGGAGTGTCAACAAGTGACTCGTCAACTGCAAAAGCTATGATTCTTCCAACGTAAAACTCACCAAAATACGTGCCTAAGGTGTAGTCTTCATCAGATGAAAGAAACTCAATCGAATCTTCAGAGATATCAAGATTGTCACCGAGATCAAGTTCTCGATTGTCTTCAAGATACTGAAACACCGTAAAGTTATCGAGATAGAATTTCCCCGATCCCTGAACGTTAAAGATATGATTCGGTGTAGTACCAGAACCAAAGTCAATGATATCGACGTCGGTAATTCCACCAGAACCATTGACTTCACTGACACGAGCCTCAAAACTAATTCTTGATCGACCTTCCAGACGAATACGATCACCGACCTCGTAGTTCGTACCGGGCGTTTCGACCACGATGTCAGACACAGAATTGTAAATCTCGGCCTCGACCGATCGGTCTTCGGTCGTGATACGATTGCCAACCTTGAAGTTACCAACCGTATTTCCACGAAGAATTGTTAACTCGAAGATTGTCTGATCGGCATAGACCTTTCGTTCGACCTTTGTGACCGTCGCAAGGCCGTACTCCTCGATCTGTTGAACTCGTTTACTCGCGAAGTCGTTGGCGTCTCCACGAATGATTGATACACGCAGTTTACGAGGCGCCTCCCAACGACCGTCCGATGGTTTGAGAACAAAGTCCCAAGGAAATCGAATTTGCACGGTGTCGTTGAGAAACAACCGAAAGAATGTTTCGATCGCTTCCTGAGAACCCTTGGATCTCCAGAGTTCGGATATCTTATCGTAAAAGAGAAGAGGTGTCGCCTCGTACTCTCGAGGCACGAACAAACCGATCTCTTGTTCAATACGACGCAGAAACTCCTTTTCCTGAGTGCGTATATCGCGTTGCTGAGGAAGTGCGTTCTGAAAGTATCCCGATTCGTTTGACTCTTCGAGATATCCAAGATATGCCTCGATGAACGCTATAAGTTGAGGATAATTCGCGCGAATGTGGTCAGGAACGAACTGATCGATCAACGTCGCGACAAAAGGCGAATGATTCTTAAAGTTATTACTTGACGACATAATAATTCAGATCAGTTACCGTTTGAATCAGAATCACGATTAAACGTCTGATAATTGGTTCCAGAGAAGTCTCGACCCGTTGCGATCGTATCAATCTCGCCCTGAATCTTAAATCGATCACACGCGCAATCAAGAGTCAAAACAGTGTTCAGTGTTCCAATAATATCATAAGACGATGGAACCACCTCAATATTAATAACTTCTCCATCGATGGACTGAGGAGCAAACGACTCAAGTATCACACGTTCACCATCAATAACACCGGCGTTACGAACGATGATGGTCTCGCCTTCTCCAGCACCCTTGACGATGGAAACACGACGCGATCCGTCATCATTAAGAAAGTCCTTGAATCGACAACCCGATTCTCCGTTCACCGTAAATGTCGAACTCTCAAAGATTACCGACCTTGCACCGAAACTTTCGAACAGTGGTACCGAGAAGTTCAGTGTGTATGTTGTCGGAACGTTCAACGATGGTACAAATCTCTTAGATAGATATACACGAGCGAACGAGTTGAGAATCGCAGAATCAGACTCGTCAATCGTCTGTAAAAACTGCGAGTATCGAAACACATTGTCAAACTTACCAAGAGTGTTCTCATCAAAGTTGTTAATAACATCGAGTACTTTATTTTCAAGTTGACGTTCCGAGAGATTGGTCAGTGATGGATCGTACTTAAAGAATACCTCAAGCGTAATGATAAGAAACTCAGGATCAAGAATCACTGGAGTGACAGTTACCACCGACTTGGGCTCTAGAATCTCATTCTGAATCAGATTCTTTTCGTCAATCGTGAGTGTATCACCAGTCTTCGGAAGAATCGAGACGAAAACCTGACCGTAGACAGGAGGTTCATTGTCCTCACCGCCCCATGCTTTGATTGAACTAACATTAGAGAAGTTTTCACGAATCACCGCATCGTAGTCATTTGGTACAACTGCACGATTCTGCGATGCAAAAGTAAGGGGTGCATTACGTCGTATCGACTCTACAGACTCTCTTTCATCACCGCCTGACGCCGATTGAGTCACTGTGATACTAATGTCGCTGTTGCCGTTGATTGAATCGACGATTGAGAAGACCGATGCACCGTTTGCCTCCGTCTTTTTGGTCACCAGATACTCGACTCGAATCAGATTGCCATTTTGAAGACCACGACCCAGAACATCATCACCAAATGTAATCTCGAACAACCCATCCGGATTTTCGGACAGAAAGTAAACCGCACTTGTGTTATCGATTGTTGTAAGTTCTTTTGCTTCAGTGAATACCGTTGATGTGGATGATGTCCTTGAATCGAATACTTCGACACGAAGAGCGGATGTGTCGACATCGACATCAGGAATAACAAACTTCTCACTCGACTCTATGTCAAAGTAGAATTCAATCGTCTTAAAGTTACCCTGCAGAATCTTTACGTTCGAAAAACTTGCTGTCTCTGTGTTGAAGTCGCGATCCGTCACGAAGTTAAACGTTTCGTTACCAATCTTAGCCTTAAAACGGTGACCGCGTGGTAGAGTAAGATTGGATTCCGAAGGATCATTT